CCGACCCCCTCCCCCCGGGGCCCGGGCGGCCTGGTGTCTGCCTTGTGTAACGGGGTAGGACATTGGGTCTGCAGATGGGTGCTGACGTGCGTTTCGATCAATGTTTGCAGGGGTTTGCTGCGTGTTTGAGCGTCGAAGTGAATATAACACACATAGTGCATACGAGTGCCCGAAACAGGCCTAAATGCGTGGTTTTCGATGGTGCTGCCGCGGTAGGGGTAGGACATTTTGGGCCACTACCTAAACCAGGTCGGGCGTTTGCTCGTCGTTGACGGGGGTCACATCGCGCTCCTTGAGGTCCTTCATCAGGTCCAACAGCCCGCCATCTACAACTACCTGCCTGTAGCCCTCCGGGCCACCAAGAAGGGCCGTATCCACTACCTGAACTACAGCCGCAAAAACGGCTTCACCGACGGCTCATTCATCCTGCCCAACGGATCACGCTGCGACTTCCTGAACTACACGCAATCCGAGAACACCATCGAAGGCCGCGAGGCCGACCTGATCTGGTGCGACGAGCTCGTCCCTCAGTCCTGGGTGGACACCCTTCGCTACCGCCTCATCACCCGCCGCGGCAAGCTCCTGGTCACCCAGACACCCCTCGAAGGCGTAGCATCGGTCTACAAGGAGTTCACCGCCGGCTCCTCAATCTCCGCTTTCCACGACGCCGAGCTCATCAAGGGCAAGCAGGCGCTGCCCACTTGGCCCCTCGGCAAGGCCGCCCGCACCATGGTGCAGCCCCAGACCAACCGGCGCACCGTGTTCTTCTTCAGTGAAGACAACCCGTACAACCCATTCGACGAGATGAAGAGCAAGCTGGTCACCTCGCCCATGGGCCAGATCCTGACCCGGGCCTACGGATGGGCCTCGGACAACATCGGCAAGGCTTTCGCCCGTTTCCGCCCGGATATCCACTGCATTCCAGCATCCAAAGTGCCCCACGGCGGCACCCTGTACATGGTCTGCGACCCCGCGGGCGCCCGAAATTGGTTCTGCCTCTGGCTCCTGGTGTACGAGGACGGCAAGCGCATCGTGGTCCGCGAGTTCCCGGACTTCAGCAACTACGGCGAGTGGGCCCTGCCCAGCGAAAAGCCCGACGGTAAGCTCGGCCCCGCCCAAACCCTCGACGCCGGCCGGTCAATCTCCGAGTACCGCAACCTCTTCCGCCAGATCGAATCCGAGCTCGGCTACGGCGAGCCCGTGATGCGCCTGATCGACCCCAAGGCCGGCGGTTCCCCCGCTCTCTCCGAGGCCGGCGGCACCACGCTCATCGACCTCCTGGCCGAGTCCGACAACCCCCTCGACGAGCCTATGGCATTCATTCCGGCACCCGGCGTGCCCGTCGACCAGCGCACCAGTGCCATCAACTCGCTCCTCTCCTACGACGCCACCCAGCCGCTCACCCCGCTCAACGAGCCATCGCTCTATATCACCGACGACTGCGCCAACCTTACCTACGCACTCTCCGAGCACACCGGCCGCGACGGGCAGAAGGGCTGCACTAAGGACCCCATCGACTGCCTGGGGATGCTTTTGGTCTCCAGTCTTGCGTTCGTGGGCCATGGGGGCTTTGATTGCCGCGGCGGCGGCGGATACTAAACCATTTGACTATGCAAGGAGATTCCTACAAGCAGGCAACCGACGTGATGGCACGGGTCGGCGACGAGCCCAATGTCAGCGCACTGACCGAGGAGCTGCGGCGCTCGGCCACCGACTACGGCGTCTTCGCCCGTGTCGAGAATGCCGAAAACGTGCGCTACTGCCGCTGGCCTGGGCAGACCGACGACGGCAAGAAGTGGAATGATGCCAACCGCAACAAGCCGGCCTTCCCCTGGGATGGCGCCTCCGACACGCGGATCCCGCTGGCCGACGAGGTGATCAACGGCCTCGTCGACCTCTGCAGCACGTCCTTCTGGCGCTCAATGCTCCGCGTCAGCCCCACCAACATCAGCCAGCTCGACCAGGCCGTCACCGCGCACAACCTGATGGACTGGACGGTCAATGCGAAGATGTACAATGACCTCACCCGTGAGGTCGAACTGCTCTCCCAGTACCTCTGGACCTACGGCTGGGCCGGCGTCCACGTCACCTGGCAGCAGGAGATGGGTCAAAAGGAGCAGTACCTGACCATGGACCAGATCATGGCCCTGGCAGCCCAGTCCCCCGCGGACTCCATCCTGGCCGACCTGCCAAACCTCATCGCCAATCCCGAGGCCGACGACCAATCCGCGGAGCTCCTCCTCTCGGCCTTCCCAAACCTCCGCAAGCGCCGGGCCCTCAAGGCCATCCGCGACCTGCGCACCGAGGGCGAGTGCGAGTTCCCCATCCCCACGATGATCACGAACAAGCCCATGGTCGCAGCCCTGGCCCCCTACGACGAGCTGGTCTTCCCGCCCGAAACCACCGACATCCAGTCCGCCCGGGTGGTCTTCCGCCGGTTCTACATGACCGAGGCCCAGCTCCTGAACAAGGTCGAGACCGAGGAGTGGGACGCCGAGTGGGCCCAGGAAGCCATCAATACGATGGGCCGCTTCAGCGACTACTCGGCCTACACTTACGGCGCCGTCGGCCTGGCCGAAAACTCCATCCTTGACCGTGAGAACCTGATCGAGGTGGTCTACGCCTACCAGAAAGCAATCGACTCCGACGGCATCCCGGGCGTGTTCTACACCGTCTTCAGCCCCCAGGTCGGCGACAAGTGGGGCTACTTCGAGGCCTTGGACTACGCGCACGGGCAGTATCCCTTCGTTATCTGGCGCTCCGAGCTCATCCACCGCCAGATCACCGAGAGCCGCGGCGTGCCCGAGGTCTGCTCCACCTGGCAGCACGAGGTCAAAGCCCAGCGCGACTCCATCTTCGACTACACGTCCTTGGCCACCCTCCCGCCCATCGAGGTCCCCAAGACCCGCGGCGGCAACCTGAAGATCGGCCCGGCCATCCAGATCCCTGTCCTTCGCCGCGGCGAGATCGGCTTCCTGCAACCGCCCGCCCGCGAGCCCGGTGTAGCCTTCCAACTGATCGCGGCCATCGAGGCCCAGACCGACCGCTACTTCGGCCGCCCGACCGAGAAGGTCCCCCCAGTGATCACCCAGATGCGCCAGCAGCGCCTGATCAACAACTGGCTGCACGGCTGGACCGAGTCCTTCCGCCAGGTCCTGGCACTCACGCTCCAATACATCGGCCCCGCTGAGATCCAGCGCATCACGGCCTCGGCCACCCCGCTGCCGCCCGACATCCAGGACTTCGACGTGATGCTCAAGTTCGACATCCGCGAGCTCTCCACCGACCTGGTCACCGAGAAGCTGAAAGCCATCAGCACCCTCGTCCTGCCCCTCGACACCGCCGGCGTCATCGACCGCGCCAAGCTCATCTCCGTCGCCCTCCGGGCCATCGACCCGACCCTCGCCAGCGAGCTGGTCATGCAGCAGGGCCCCGCCGCGCAGAAGATGTTCAACGAGACCAACGATGAGATTGCGCTCATGTCCCTCGGCAACCCGCCCCAGCTCCGCGAGAACGACCCCACCGCGCCCATGCGCCTGCAGTTCAGCCAGCAAGTCCTGCAATCCAACCCCAAATATCAGGCCCAGCTTCAGCAGGACCCGCTCTTCCAGGCCAACCTGCAGAAGTACATCGAGAACCTGCAGTTCAGCGTGCAGCAGCAGCAGAACGCCATCACCGGCCGCCTCGGAGTCCAATGAAACTCAACGACGAACAGCTCTCGGAGGCCCTGTCAGTGTCCGAGGAGCACCCGGTGCTCAAGGCCATGGGCCAGGTCATCGACGACACGCTACGGGACGAGGTGCACAGCGCCATCCTCCCGTCACTTTCCGCGGAGGACCGTGCCTACAACGCAGGCCGGGCAGCCGCGATCAAGGATCTCATCGCACAAATCAGTGCGTTAAGAAACGGGAGGGAATTGACTTCCGGTCAATTCTAGGCTCTCACTCACACAACGGCTTCTTGGTTGGCCTTAAACAACCATGGCGCAGCATACCCGGCTTGCAGGGTCTAAAAGCATGGACATCCCGACGAATACACAGGAAGCGAAACCTGCCCAAAACACGGCACAGCCCCCAATCAACCCGATGCAGTTCGACGAATCGGCGTTGGCCAAGCTACTGAAGACACGATTCAGCGGGGAGGAAGACAAGGCGTCAGCCGTCGAGCGACAAGCGCCGGAGCCGGAAGCCACTTCCGTGGACGATCAGGCCGAGGATGCGGAGCCGACCGCAGAACAAACGGACGCTCAGGCCGAGTCGCCTGAGCAGGAGGTTCTTTCCGAGACCGAAGAGAACAGCGACGAGGATTCGCTGGGTTACCGCAAACGCATCGACAAGCTCACGCGCCAGAAGAAAGAGGCGCTGGAGAAGGCCGAGTCGCTCGAGCGGGAACTCAACGACGCCAAGACCAAGCTGGAGCAGACCAACGACAGGCCAACCTCAATGCAGTCCGCTGCAGACCCGTTTTCGGATGTCTGGGAAGTGTCGAAACTCAACGATGAGTGGAGCAAAGCCCGGAATTTGAAGCGGTGGTGCGAGGACAACATTGATGGCTGCGAAGTAGAGGGCAAGGAGTACAGCTCAGACGATGTGAAACAGATCAAACGGCGTGTAGAAGACGCCATCGACCTGCACATCCCATCCAGAGCCCGCTTCCTGCAGAACTACCAGCAGATCAAGCCTATCGCCGAGACGCTCTACCCATGGTGGAAAGACCGTTCGGCTGCCGAGTACACCGAGGCGCAGGCCGTCCTGCGGCAATTGCCGCAGATTGCCTCACTGCCGGAGTACCAGGTGCTGGTCGGTGACTTCATTGCCGGGCGCAAGTTGCGTCTGGCTCAGGAGTCCGCCAAGGGCAATCCATCTGCCACCCGCCCACTGGTCAAGGCACCCAGTCAGCCTGGTCGACCCACCGCAATCCCTGCAAAGAAGGATGCGGCCAAGGTCGGTCTGGATGCTGCCAAGTCGAAGTTCACTAGGTCTGGGTCGACCATCGAATTAGCCCAAGTACTCAAAAGGATGCTCTAAACCATGCCCCTGCTACAACCAAACCAAGGCGGCTCTTCCGCGCTCGCTTCAACTTCCGCCGCTCGTGAAGATCTGGCGGACTACATCGCCATCGTCGACGCCAAGTCGACCCCGTTCGTGTCCATGGCCCCCAAAGGCAAGGACATCGGGAATATGCAGTTCTCTTGGCAGGTCGACAATTACGGCGTCCCTGTCCTCGGTGGCGTACCGGACGGCACTGACGTGACCGTCGCCAACGCCTCCAACCCGGTGGTCAATCGGACCCGTCTGAACAACTTCGGCCAGGCCTTCCGCCGAGACCTGCGCATCGGCTTTATTGCCGAGACCCAGGAAGTCGCTGGTGTGACGGATGAGTTGGCCAACGGCATCGCTAAGAAGCTCGTTGAGATCAAGCGCGACATGGAGTCGACCTTCATGTGTACCAACCAACCTTCCCAGATGGACACGGGTGTTGGTGGTAACGCCTACCGCACCGGTTCACTTGGTAACTGGCTGAACGCCGACAATTCCGCAAACATCGGTGCCTGTGCCGCTGGTTCGCCTTTCAAGCCGGCCTCCGGCGCGATTGACACCACTGCCGCGGCTTCCTTCGTTGAAGCCACTGCCCAGAACGTGCTGACCGCTATCTACAGCGCCACCGGCACCTTCCGCGACTACGACTGTATCTTGGGTTCCACGCTCAAGCGTGCGTTCACCAACCTGACGGCCTCGGGAAGTGTCGTTGTCACTACCCCCAACACTGGTGTTGCTGCTACCAGCGTCCGCACCTTCAACCAGGATCTCGGTGCCGACACTTTCAAGGCGTCCATCGATGTTTTTGAAGGAGATTTTGGACGGCTAATTTTACATCCGACCCAATTTATCGGGTCCACTCCTGGCACCACGTTGACTGCCACACCCACCAAGGGCTACGTGATCCCGATGGACATGGTCGAGGTGCGCTACGCCAAACTCCCTCAGGTTAAGAATCTGCCGGATTCCGGCGGCGGCCCTGCCCGCCTCGTTGAGGCCATTGCCGGCCTCGTTGTGAAGAATCCGAGCGGGTTTGGCTTCTTCAACGGCGCCTAATCAGTCTACAACAGGGGAGGTCCATTCCGGGCCTCCCCCTCTTTCCTTTCTCATGGCTCACAATTCCGTAACGTCCGTCATCGCCAACGCTCTCGACGACCTACCCGGCGAACTGCGCCGCGCCGTCATCAAAGAGTTCCAATCCGGGATCTCTAAGGAGTGGGTGAAGGCCGGCATCCATCAGCAACGCATCGCCAAAGACTCCGAAAGGGAGACCCGCGCCATCGACGGCATCGGCCGACTCCGTATGCGCATCGACCCGACACTCTACCACGCCTGGGGAGCCAAACTTGGATACGACTGCTGGAAGGACTCCCAATTTTTGAAAGAGGTCGAGCGGGATAACCCCGAGGTGCGAGTGCGCTGCGGGGCTACACGCTTGCAGGTTGGATGGAGCGGTGGCACAAAACGCAGTAGTCAGAAGTTCACTCTATGAATGTCGGATCTAACCGCCAACTGGCCGGCGAATACGGTGGCCGGTACATCGACGCCTCCGCGGGCACTGTGACCGGCAACTACATGGAGATCCATGCCGTCGCCACGACCATCCTCGGAGCCATCACATCCAACATCACCAACTTCCCATCCGGCGTGACCATTCAGGCCGGCGACTCGATCTCGGGCGTCTTCACCTCGGTGGCTGTATCCTCCGGGGCGATCATCGCCTACAACCGCAAGTGGGTCTAAAATGCGTCTCGGCCTAGGACTAGGACTCGGCGTGCAGCAAGCCCTCGGTGGGGCTGGCGGCGGCGCCGACCTGCCTATCATCCGGCGCGACCTGCTGCAGGAGGACGACTTCTTTGTATTCCTCGAGGACGGCACGTCCAAGATCGTCATCACTTTCGGCACTTTCGACTCTTTAGACTTGGAGAACGGGGACTTCCTTCTCCGAGAGGACACGGGCAAACTCATCATCCAAGCAAACTAACTTATGGCAGACACGAAAATCACGGCCTTGGCGGCCATTACCGTAGTTGATCCCGCGGCAGACGTTCTGCCGATTGTGGACATCTCAGATACGTCGATGGCTGCCTCAGGCACCACAAAGAAGATCACTAGCAACCAGATCCTAGGCTCTGGCGGCACCGCCACCCTCGCATCCGCCACCATCACCGGCGCGGCTACGGTGGGGACGACATTGGGCGTGACGGGTGTTTCGACGTTTGCTGCTGGCACCGCGCTGCTCCCCGCTCTTACAACGACTGGAGACACGAACACCGGAATCTACTATCCTGCGGCAGACACGTTTGCTGTCACCACAGGTGGGACTGAGCGTTTGCGTGTAAACTCATCCGGCAACGTTGGCATCGGAGTTACGCCGAGTGCGTGGGTTTCCACATTCAAAGCATTGCAAGCTAGCACTTATGCTTCATTTGCTGGTAATAGCGACGACAAGCTGACAGATGTTGGCAACAACTTCTACAACGACGGAACGGGAAAGTTTGTTGGCAACGGTTATGCCGCTTCTTATTCGCAATATCAGGGAACGCATCGCTGGCAGACATCAACCGTAAGCAACGCTTCAGGGGCTGGGGCTGGGTTGACGTTCAACATGAACATGGTCCTTGATACGTCTGGTAATTTGCTGGTGGGTCTTACCACAGCCGGAACCACCGCTGCTAAGACTATCCAGATTGCCAACGGAACCGCTCCTACGGCTAACGTCACTGGCGGTCAACTCTACGTCGAGTCCGGTGCACTGAAGTTCCGTGGAAGCTCCGGCACCATCACCACAATCGCAGCCGCCTAATCTATACGACCATGATTACCCTCTCTTGGCTCATCGAACGCCTTCTCGTTAAGCCCATCGAAGGCAGCAATCCCGATATCGTCATCACCGCCGACTGGCGTTGCAACGGCACTCAGGATCAATACAGCGGCACCTGCTACGGCTCATGCTCGTTCCAGCCGCCGAGTGGTGAGTTCACGCCATATCCTGACCTGACGCAGGAACAGGTCTTGAACTGGTGCTACGAGAACGGTGTCGATCAAGCGGCTATCGAGGCGAACGTGACGTTGCAGATCGAGAATCAGATCAATCCTCCGGTGGTGACGCTGCCGTTGCCGTGGGTTCCGGTGCCTCCTCCGGTTAAGGTTGCGGAGCCTGTGGTTATCGCTGACGCTCCCTCCGCATGATCAAGATCGAACTCAGCACCGAGCAGGTGAACAGCCTCCTCCAACTCATCGACATCGCGGTAAAGGCTGGTGGCGTTGCCAACGCTCGTGCAGCCCTTCCGCTTGTGGACCTCATAGTCTCATCCGCACAGCCTAAATCCGAGTAATGGAACCAACGAACAGCAGTACCAGCCCTGGACTATCCCTAGCAGCAGCAGCAGGGGCTACTGCTGTTTCGTTTATTCCACAGCTAACCGACTGGGTAAGGCTTATCACCGCGCTCATTGGCTTAGTTTGCGCCATCTACGGTGCCTATCGATTATTCCGCTCTAAATGAAAAACACAAAAACAACTCTCGCTGGTGTTGGTGCTATCCTTGTCGCTGTTGGTGGGGCCCTACGGGCTGCCTTCGATGGTGATCCTGCGACCAACATCGACATCGCCTCGACCATTGCCGCGGTCACTGCTGGTATCGGCCTAATCATGGCCAAGGATGCCGACAAGACCGCTACCATCGACCCCAAGGCGTGAACTGGGTCTACCAGATCCTCAAGGCTCTGCTCGACTGGCTCCGCGAAACACCACCCACCGATGTGCAACATGGCAAAGCACCTGATGATCTCAAGAATGATCTGGCTGGCCGTGTTGCCGATCTGCCTGGGTTGCCAGCAGACGAAGGTGGTCCTGGTGCCAAGCGGTGATCCGGTGATGCTGGCCCAGCCGGTGAAGGCCAGCGTCTACGGATTCGATTCTGATAAGAAGCTGGTGGGGCCATCCAAGGTGATTCTGCCGGCAGGTTGGTATGTTTTACCGAAGAGCCAATGATCAACTACAAGGGAAACAAGTTCTCGGGCTATAACAAGCCCAAGGCCACCCCTGGCGAAAGCAAGAAGTCCGCGGTGCTCGCTAAGGAGAACGGCAAGGTTGCCCTGGTGCGTTTCGGCGACCCGGATATGACCATCAAGAAGCACATCCCGGAGCGTAAAGCTAACTTCAAAGCCCGTCACGGCTGCGACAACCCCGGCACTAAACTCTCCGCTAAATATTGGTCCTGTAAGGCTTGGAAATGAGAACCGTCACCTACGACTATGTGTTGCAACGTGCCTGTGAGCTCACTGGGCGCGTTTTCTCAACGCTAACGACCGAAGAGTCCAACTTCTTCCGCACGTTCATCTCCATGTCATTACGGAGCGCCTGGGAGTGCTTCGACTGGCCCGAGCAGACGGTGTACGAGCAGCAGTACTTCGCAGCCAACTACGACCCCACCCAGCTCTACTCAGCCGGCATGGTGGTCTACTTCAAGACTGAGCAGAAGTACTACCAGTACGTCGGCTCGATCAACTCCGGCAACCCTCCGACCACCGGCGGCCCCAACGGCACGCTCAATGCCCAGTACTGGGCCAATGCAGAGCCCGACTACGGCAACAACGACGGCAACTGGGACGCAACGACCACCTACACCATCGGGCAGATCGTTCTCTATCCCGACACCCAGCAACACTACCAGCTCTACGCCACGGCGACTGCCGGCACCGTCCCGACCAACTCGGTCTACTGGGGCGTGCTGAATAAGTTCCTACGCAACATCTCGCAGACCAACAACCCCGACGGCACCACCCGGGCTGTCCCCATCGGTGAAACCTTCTCGGTCTGGCCGGGCGACCCCCGCGTGTCCTGGCGCCAGCAGGAGGCCACCTACACCTTCACCGACAACGGCGTGCTGGTCGGAGACCAGTTGCCCTACGTCTGGCTGGAGTTCCGCAAGACCCCGCCGCTCCTGTCCAGTTCCGCCGAGGCCACTGCATACGCTTTCCCTTACCGCTTCTCGGAGATCTGCTCACTCAAGGCCGCCGGCCAGATGCTGCGGGTCGACGGCAAGATCGACCTGGGTAACCAGTTCTTGGAGTTAGGGGAGGTTGAGCTCACCAAGGAGATCGACAAGGTGGCACTGCAGGAGAAGTATGTGCGCCAGATAATCGTGCCGTCCCGGTGATATGCCTGACCTGCCTCAAATCGGTGCAATCGACGATGGATTCGTTGGAGTGGTATCGCGCATTGACCCTGCGCTGATCCCGGCCTCCTACGTTTCCAACGCCGTCAACCGACGCTTCGAGGACCAGGTCATCAAGAACCGCTGGGGCATCGTGCAGCCCAAGTGGGGCGGCAAGTGGGAGTCCCTGAACCGAGTGGTGACGGTGACCTCGAACTCCGTTTTAGCCGTCCCTGTCAGCGGCACACCCATCCCGCAGAACTCGAGCATCGCATCGGACCCAGTGGCCAACGTGCTGGTCTATCCCAACGGCACCCGGTGCCTCCTGGATGACGGGACCAACTGCGTGATGTCGACCGCGGCCATTGCCTTCACCGGCCCGCCGGTCAACCGCACCGTTCAGTTCTACAACCAGACGCTGCCTTTCGAGGACATCCTCGGAGTCCTACCCTACCGCGACCCGGACACCGGGGCCAACGCGCTCCTGGTGGCGGTCAACGAGGAGCGCTCATCCGACGGCGGACAGGGCAAGGTCTGGTGCATCCGACCCAACCAGTCGCCCGTAGAAGTGCCCATGAACGGGCACGACATTTACCTCCCGGTGCGCCTCATCCAGGCCACCAACGGCGTGGTCATGCTGCGCCCGGGTAACGCTAGGTACTATTTCGACAGTGCCGGCGGCATTGCAGACTCAATCCTTTTGGAGGATGGATTCACTCTTCTCTGCGAGAACAACAACCACCTGACCGACGAGGACATCACTCAGATTAACCTCAACGTGGTGCCCGACCTGACCACGGGTGATATCGTGACCATCGGCGGTGTGGGCGACGTGGCACCGCTGTGGACCGCCACCCCGGGCTCCGGCCAGGGATTCCAGTTCTTTGTCAACGTGGTCAACGAGGAGGTATCGCTCCACCTGACTCTGATCGACGCCCGGGCCGGCACCAACCCTCTACCACTCAGCCCCGAGAACAATGCCCGCTACTACATTGAGCGCTCGGCCAACCTGACCGGCTACGACCTGGCGCAGGACATCGTCGACAACCTGAACGACGGGATGCCCATCCTGATGCAGGGCAACACCACGTTCCCGTCTGCGCTCGACGCCGGGTTCGACCGCATCCCGTCCACTCTGTCCATCGTCGGCTCCGACTCCACCGGGGACACGCTGACGGTCTACAACCACAACTTCATCCCGGGCGATCAGGTCTCGATCTCCAACGTGGTCGGTAGCGCCACGGTCAACAATCAGATCTACTACGTCTACCCAGTCGACAACAACACGCTGAAGCTCTTCAGCGGCACGACCGAGGAGACCGACTCGCTGAACGACGCAGGCCGGGCCATCATCCAGCTCACGACCACCGGCACGTCGCCCAACATCACGATCAGCGCGGTCACAATCCTCAACCAGGGCTCCGGCTACCTCTCGGCCCCGGTGATCACGGTCTCCGGCACACACAGCGTGGACGCCAGCCTAACCGCCACGGTCACTAATGGGATCGTCAGTTCGGTGACCATCGTCAACGGCGGCACCTACTCGACCACGCCCACAGCCTCGGTAGCCATGCCCTCCACGCTGGTCGACGTGGACAACAACAACATCACCGGCAGCATCAAGCGCTCGAGTGCTTCCGGTTCCTCGGTGCCCCCGGGCCGCGAGGGCCTGTACTTCCAGAACCGACTGCTGCTTCTCTACGGCAACGACTATCTGGCCGTCTCCGACGTGCTGGACCCGCTGCACTACAGCCCGATCCTGAATGAGTTCAAACTCAACACCGGCAGCAACGACCGGGTGGTGGCCCTGTACCCGTTCAACACCACCACGCTCCTGATCTTCAAGGAACGCTCGGTGCTGGCTGTGGAGAACCTCTACGGCGACCTGTCGACCACCCGCCTGACCGAGATCACCCGGGAGTTCGGCTGCGTCTCGCAGGCATCCATTGCGGGCACAGGCTCTGACGTCATCTTCCTTTCTCAACGCGGCATCATCAGTCTTCGCCAGACCGAGTTCGGCATCAGCCAGTCGGTGGTTCTCCCGCTCTCCGACCAGATTCAGAACATCGTCGACGACATCGACCAGGCCTACTGGAGCAACGCCTGCGCGACTTACTTCGCCAACCGCTACATCCTGAGCGTCCCGGTTGAGGGCGGTGACGGCACCAATCAGCGCACGCTGGTCTACAACTTCCTGAACAAGGCCTGGGAAGGCTACTGGGAGGGCTCGCTACTCGTCCCGCGGTTCTGGTGCCGTGTCATCGTGGCAGGCACCGACACGCTCTGTTGGGCCGATGAAAGCGGCCTGATTCACCAGTTCGACCCGCTCGGCCTTGTGGACGTCAACCTGGCCGGTAACCTCATCCAGATGTCGACCGAGGTTCGCTTCCGCGGCTACACCGGGGAGAACAACGTCGACCACAAGCAGTGGACTGACATTCAGTTCGAGCTGGGCAACTGGAACACCCGCTACTCCATCACCGCGCAGTTCGACGGCGTGAATGAGTTCTACACCGTTGCCACTGACCAGACCAAGGATCGCACGGTCTACTACACCTACGGCAGCGGCACCTACAACACCAACAACCCCGCCGACAATTTCCTGCTGCCCTGGTCAGTGGTGATCAGGGGCTGCACAGAGGCCGAGTGCTTGCGCAAGCGGGCCTTGTGACTGAAAAACTGGTGCAGGCCGGCCTTCCACCCGTTGTTGCCGGTGCGGAACTGGGTGGTCACCGAGTAGTCCTCGCGGTAGGGCAGCAGGAAATTGTCGGCGGTGTTGTTGGTGTTGTAGGTGCCGCTGCCGTGGGTGTA